TTAGTACAAATCATCCGTGGCGATTGCCCACAAATCCGCATCTGATGTTTCTTCGTCTGCGTTCGCGATTCCGCAGCGGGTATATCTGTTCCCGCTTAGCTCGTACATTTCATATCCGCGGTCTACTCTTTCAAATTTTATTGTCCGGCTTCCATCTGTTAAAATTCTTCCGCCTTCTTCGATTCCGATGTTTCTAATCATTTTGCTTTCCTCCTATGGTTTTAAATAATCTGCGGGGTTATTCCCCCTTTCTTGATTATATATTATAATATCATATTTGATTTGTCAATATCTTTTCAAGTGTTTTGCTATAATTATTTTTTATATCATGCAACAGAAAAAGAGCAAGGATTTCTCCCTGCTCCTTTTCCTTTTTCAGATTATTTAAACCCACAGAGGTTTCCCTCTGACGTCTATATAATACCACTATAAATTAATTCACGCAATAAAAAAAGAGGGCGGTTTCCCGCCCCGTTAATTACTTAATCTATCTACCAGCCAGCTTGTTGCCACAGCTCCTGCGATGTATGACCAGAGATTTCTTTGCCGCTTCGCAAGCTTCAGGTCATGTGTCAACTCATCAATTTTCTTCGTCAATCTGTCTAAAGATATCTGCAGCTTCATCAAGTTCTCTTCTGCTGTCTGTAATGATATCTCGGCACTCTGCAATTGTTTCTGCGCTTCTATCAATTCTTTCTTGCACTCTGTCAGCTGATTCTGCAGCTTGGTCAACTCTTGAGATGCTTCGGTCGAGTTGCTCTCCAGCTGATTTAATTTCAGCTCCAGCTGATCTAACCGCATCTGCTGATTTTGTGCTATACTCTTGAGCTTCTCGTACTGCGTCCTTTGCATCGTTACCGTTTCGACTGCCTGTGGTGCCTGTGCATATGAGATAGACAAGCACGGCGCAGATAGCAAAGACAGCGCAAGCAACAGCGATAATCTTTTTCTTCTCATACATTTTACACCCCGTTTTCTAAATACCACTGTGCTTTTCCGCGCAAGATGTTTCCGCCGGTCCCGATTTCATCCCGATCGCAGAGCTGCTCTAAATCCCATCTGCAGTCAGGATCTCCGCTGTACAGCCCGTAACCGTCGTCATTCGCGGCCTCGCCGTGCGTCATGAAATGCTCACGATCAATCGGATTGTCAAAAACCTCGGCAATAACAGCAAACATCCTCGCCAGCGTTTCAATCTGTGCATCCGTCGGCGGATATTCTCCTAAATCGTCTGGATGAGCGTTATAGCAGCAGCACAGAGCAATAGCGATACTGCCTGTATTTCTGTGATATGTTGCCTGCGGTACCTCATCTAACGGTCTTGTGTAGATAATCTCTCCGTCGCCGTCAACATTAAAATGATAGTCGTTAAATGTCGTGAAATACCGTCCAGCTGTCCAGTGCCCGTATGTGGTAGCTGGCCACGGAAATTGATAAAAATAGCTTCTTTTGTCAATGAGCTCTTGTTTAAATTCGGCTATTGTCATAAACACCTCCATCTAAAAAACCGCTATTTAGCGGTTATTTCTTGAGTTTCGCGAATATATTGTTGTCGAGTAACGTTATCAACTTATCGATATGATGATTCCCGGCGTCTCGTAAATTCTCGCAAATCGATAGTATCTCGTTGTAGCAGATATAGCCAAACATAAATTTAAGCACTGGCCATGACAGCGGGATTTCAATTGCTGATAAAACCGTGTCAATCTGCGAAGCCGTGAGAATTAAAATTGTGAAGAGAATAAACTTTGTCAGAAAGCCCCACAGCATAATCTTAGATTTTAATCGTTTCGCGCTGAACGCAAGAACAATGCCGTACAGTTTTTCTCGTGTCGTTAAGTAGTTCGGATCCATCCCTTTATCAACAAGATACTGATACCCGATCGCCAACCAGCGTGTACTGATATCAATGATAATCAGCCAGAAGTACGCATTGAGCACTACGCCGTATGCGCTGTTAATAAATGACAAGATGTACATCAACACAACGCTTACAACTGTCTTTGATTCCCATTTGTCTAAGAGATTAATGCTTGTTCGGCAGAAGTATTCGGCGAAGTCTATCAAGTCTAAGACAAAAACACAGGTGACGAATCCGCCCCACAGATACGGCGGTTTACTGTATTTTTTTATTTTTCTTTTGAGATTTTGAAAAAATGTCATGATTAACTTACCCTTTTCCAGAAATGCACTTTGTACGCCTGTGGTTGTACGGTGCTTGAGTTTCCATAAATATTGTTTGATTTTGACGCATCTAATCTAACTCTTAATGCAGATTTATTCCCCGGAAAGATATCCCCCATTGATGGAATTCTTTCTTGCTCATCAGATAGATAAGCCATCCCGTCTGCTCCGCTAAACCCTGTTCTATCGCCATATCCAATAATGCTACCAGTTATATTTGGTAACCCTGCTTCTACTGTTCCGCCGGCGCCACTTGATGTACCTTGTAGCACTCTATTCTGCGCAATTTCTTCCCATGTTGCTAATCCATCTGCTTCCCCCGGCTTTAGCGCGTCATCGGTTGCTGTTGTTACTACTATGCCGACTGGATAAAGCATATCAATCATTGCTTTTAACCGTCTATCTACTACCCTGAATTTTGCACTTCCATCTGTTATTTCCCGCATTTTGTTTACTCCTTTCAATCGCTTGTTAAATATACTAAACACGCAACAGATTCATGTCCTGGCGATGTAGTATATTCATCCGTATAACTGAGATATAGTTTACCGTCTGTATTTATTGTCAATCGTACAGCTTTACCGTTGCTGTTGTTTATAGGGGCATAAAATTCAAGATTTATAAATGATTTTGGTAACCCTGATGCAATTTCAATGAGACCTTCCCTTGCACCTTTCATTCGTACAAAAAGATGCACTATGTTTTTTATTTTTACACACGATAAATTTTCGATGTATTGTGGGTCTATAGTCGCATTAATTGTTTCCATCCGTCCGTAATTATCAAATTTTTCATCAACATATTCTTTTGCAGTTACAGTTTTAACTGTCCACTTCACGCTTCCGTCATTAACTTCTACCCCCCCGATACGGTTGACATATTAGGTTCGGTGGCCGCTGTTGTGCCTGCTTGCGTGCATTCAAGATATGCCCATGATGGTAGTTTAGATGAATAGACAATATCGCCGACTTTATATGCTTTCTTGCGTTGCAGTCGATTAACAAACGACGCCGTGGATTCTAAGTCCGTCTGCTCCGCCTTTTTGTCTACTTTTGTTGATACCGCCGCTAAATCTGTTTGATTCGCTTTCTTTCCAATTTGATTAGAGACCGTTGTTGCGAAATTCGGGTCATTACCAAGCGCGGTTGCCAGTTCATTAAGCGTATCAAGAGTTTCCGGTGCGGCTCCGACAAGTCCAGATACTGTGTTTTGCACAAACTCTGTATTTGCGATTGTTTTAGAATTGTCACCTGTCGGTGCTGTTGGTGCTGCACTCGTACCCGTTACCGCTAATGACTTCGCTTTGACCGTATCAGCATTGACTAAATTAAGGTCACTCGTACCCGTTACCGCTAATGACTTCGCTTTGAAATCTTTATCATCTGCCGCGCCTTGTTTGTATAGATATTCGATATCGTTCGCGAAATAATCGAATATGCCATCGTTCCCTTTTGTACAGAACGGTGTATTTTTCCCGAATGCTCCGGGCTGTATGATGTTGTCGTTTTCATCTCTTATTTCCGGATGTTGAAATGTCTGCGGTTTCATTTAGATACCTCGGTTTCTTCTGGTGCTTCGACCGTTTCAAGTTCTGCTTTTTTAATTTCAAGAGTGACAGTATCGCCGTAGTTCAGTTCATCAGTCTCTTCTTGAGAATTTGTCTGTATCGTCAGCATTTCTCCAGTCTCTGGGTTGTGAAAGCTAAACGTCGTTAAAACTCCGTCGTTTTGCGGATACGACACTTTACCGTTTACAATGTAGTTTCTTTTCATGATTTTTCTCTCCTTTTTAATAACCTGTCACGTTTACGAATAAAATGCATGTGATTCTTAAAACACCGCCCGGTATGTGTATATCGCCACCGGGATTGAAAATTGCACCATCGGCTAACCAGTGTGCTTTTATACGGTTTGAACTCAACCAGTTTAGTTTTAATGAACTATGAATTACGACCTGCGGTGTACTTTTCTGAAATTCGTGCATAGAGAACATAATCGCCGCCACTTTCGCACACGGAAAAGTCGTTTCCGGCATAACAGCAGCCAGTCCCGCTGCGTCGTTAGTTGATATCTCTGATTTAATATGGCTTCCGACAACACGGAGATACGGGGTTTTACTATTAAAAACAAGCTTTCTTGTTTCCGGATCCCAGATGAATACCCCTGCCCCCGATGTATCAGAATCAGCCTCCTCGGTAAATATATACAATGTAACGGCGTCGTGTACCTGCCCCGCCGTCATCGAAACAGACGCTGGAGCGTGCACCTGAATAGTCATCTTTCCGCCGTTTACCTCAGCTGTAACGTAATATTGAGAATTGTCGCAATAGATTGCCGGAATATAGTTCATATTAAAGTCTATTTCATATTCCCAGTATCTCCAGTTGCTTCCGTCTCCGCTTACCCCTGCCGGAGATGGCAGCTTATCTACTTTCAGCAACCGTAAATTTTTATACTTATTGTTGATAATAAGGTGACGATCTGCGTTGTAAATTTCCAGGAAATTAATAAGTGCCATAGTATATCCTCTGTTTATGTACGTGATCGAAATCCCCACGATACACCCAGTTAATTTGATTGCTTGACGTCGTTATCTGCATGGGTGCCGTATACTCTGCCGTTTCCGGCACCAAAAACACGAATAGCCGGTCATTATCTCGAATATCGATAGTTCGGCTTCCTGTCGGTGTGTCGGCTGTAAAGCTGCCGAGAATGCGGGTCAGTGAATCTGTGATATCAAGTATCAATCCTTTTTGCGGATGAAAAATTTTTAGTCCGATAGTCATTAAACATTCACTCCTAACGCTATAACTCGGAAATTATTCTCATCAAAAATTTCAATCAAGTTGTCTTTGATTTCTGTTCTCGCTCCGCTTGTTTTTGTGCGCAATGTGCCGATATTTGCGGTAATCGCCGATAACGACGTAACCGCCAATTTATCAGCCGTAATCGCTTTTGCCGCAAGCATGCGGCTCACAATGACGTTATTGTCAAAGACGGTCTCCCCCGTTACATGTAGATACTTGCCGGCAATCGTCGTAGTCGTCGGCGATAGATTAATCTGATTGATCACGTCGCCTTTTTGCACTCTTAAATTAATAGCGTCGGTCATTTGGGCGATGGCGCTGTAGTTAGCTTTTGCAAGCATTAAATTTCCGAGGTTAGAGACTATTGTCGTTACGTCTTGCTTTGCGATTGCGCCGTCGTTGAGCTTTTGCTTAACTAACGCGTCTACGTTCTTGAGACTGACCGCTTCATCTTCAATCATTCCTTTACTGATTGAGATTTTAACGACTACACGGCTTTCTCCCGATTTTTCGCCCTCTCCGAACAGGTCATAGTAAGCGATGGATACATCATAGATGCCCGCGCCGCAAGTGTGACTGTAGCTGTTGTTTTCGGTCTTGATTGTCTTCTGCCCGTCCACGCCATTTATATAAATGTTCATGCCTGCGCAGTCTTTTGGAATTGCTTCTGCAGTCAGCCCGAAACCACCGATTGTACTTGTAAGCACAGGCGGATTGGGCTTTTTCGGTATCGGCTTGTTGTATTTCATGAGAGACGG